TACTAAATCCACCACGTAGACCACCACCACCAAAGGTTCTGGTTGATCCACCCGGCGGCACTTGTAGATTATATGCTGACTGGAATTGCAGTGTTGTTTGTTTATTTTGTTTTGAAGGTTGTGATAGATTTACAGATTCCCATTGGTCTGCATTGTACCATTTCGCACCATTTGCAGGTGGGTTTGGTCCATTACCATCGCCACCGGTGGCTTGGGCATAATAAGCTGCTGTTCTTGTTACAGAACGCAAACCTTCAACCTCAAGCATACGTGTTGAATTAATATCTTGATGAACCGTATCCAGATATCCTTGAGCTGTATATGTGGCATAAGCAAGTGTTCCGGACACTTTTTCATTACCGTTACTTACATCAGTAATTTTCAAAGGAAGAACACCGGCTCTAAACCTATAAGTGCTATTGTTGGGCACTTGGAAAGAGATATCAACAGCACCAGATGCATCAGTTGTAAGTGCACCAGATCCATCTTTATGTGTAGTCAATCCTCTTAATGTGTTACCATAATCTTTTGTGGTGGTTGAAAATTCTACAAAAGGTTCTTCACGAACATAATCGGCCATAGGCTTGTTGTCAAGGAATAAGAATACATTTGCATTAGGCCTTAAACCTCTGGCCTTAATTGAAATAATACGTGAACGAATGAAAGGTAATAGACTTACATTAAGAACCCTTTCATCAATCACTTCAAGTAATGTTGATTCGCCGATAACTTTATTCACGGTATTTGTAACAGAATATGTACTTTTTGTGTTAATCGTATTTGTTGCGTCACCAACAACAAGGTCCTCTATGTCCTTACCACCCCAGTTCCAAGACCATTCATCCCAAAATAATGCCCTTGTTGTATCCAACTGAGTGCCGTTGTCAAAAATGTTTTTTGAAGCAACATTCTTATCTCTCCATTCATCTGATGCCGGAGATAATGTCATATTACCGGTATACACAGATGTTGTAAACGGATTGATTACAGTGGATTTTGTTGCAAATGGTTGGGATATTGCACTTACCTCTGTAAAGTCAAGATAGATATTATCTCCTTTTCTACGAATGTTTGTAGAATTATCTGAATCAAACAAAAGTCGGATGTTATCATCTGTGTATACAGGTCTTAATTGACCTTTTACAGGATTGATTGATGCCCTATAATCAATGGCTGTTGATGCTGATAAAATATGTGTTGTAAAGTTATCAACAAAGAAACCTGACTTTGTTCTATTCAACCCTGCTGAATCCAGAACCTCAAAGTTACTTGTCTGCATCTCAAGCATACTGAATGATGCAACTTCCTCTAACTTATCAATACGTTTATCTAGATATGCAATATCCTGCATTGTATATCTACGATGATCTATCTTCTTAATTAGAACATCTTTTGCATTAAGGGTATTTGCTCCCAATGAAAAGTTATACAAAGCCATTGTACCTTGGGATTTTCTGGGTGGCTGTGGTTCAAATCCAGCATCACCAGAAATTATACTCAAATTGGCATCTTTATCTATTGTAAGTTTATAGGCCTGACCTAGATAATATGTGTTATCATTTAACACCAAATCAGTAGGTTGTGGTAGATAGCTTATATCTGCCTCTGTAAAAGTTGATGCTGTTGTCTTTACGGGCCGGAAATCTAAAACTTCTCTAAGATTAATTACACTACCATCTGATAGTGTGTGCGATGGAATATCCTTATAATCAACCTGACCTGTATATGAATTCACTGCAAAGAAGTTACCGGAAGTATGGGTAAAGTGATCAAATTTCACATAAATGTTACCAGCCGGAGCTGTTTGACCTTTATTAAGAATAAGTCTACCAAACCCATAAAATGCATCCCTTTGGCCATCATCTAATGCAAACTTATATTGAACATCAGTACCATCAGAATCCACCAGTGTTACTCTTTTTACATCATAAATGTCTGGTTGGCCTAGGTCAATATATTCATCAAGTGTGACCGGATCTGTTTGAACAGTGGTTGTGACAGTTGCATTTTGTACTAAGGTTTTTGCCCTTATTGTTGGAGATGAAAGTGATGCATAACAATAAATTGTGATAGGAGCACTTGTTGGCAAACCACCAATTGTTGTTGTATTTGAACCAGTTGTCAGACCAGTAAGACCGGAATGACTTAACAACCCACCATTTGCTGCATCTGTAAGTATTAACCAGTCACTAGCATTATCAAGCACATAGCCGGTGGGAACGGTAAGTGTAAAGTCGCCAGCGCCTGTTGATGTGCCTTTACGCATAATTTGAACCTCAATTGACTGAGGATCTATTGACTGTGGTCTTATGTAAGGTAACCGATATAAAAGTGAGTTATTTCTGGTATCTTCCAAAATTGTATTAAAACCAATTTGTGTGGGATTAAACCAGTTATCAGAATCGGTACCAATGGATTTTGCATCACGGAATGATTGACCCGAGTTCATACGAATATCAAACATATGATATCTTAGGTCAGCTCCATTTTCATGAACAGCACGGACCCTTGCTTCACCAATCTTTGCAGATGCGCCACCATTAAAATCTTTTTGATTCATAAGATCAAGTGATGCAAATGTGCTGATGTTTGGACCACCAACTGCAGAATCGGCTAGCACATCAACATAATTACCATAATTGACTGCAGTATATTCACCATAGTTTTCAATTGTTTGTGCGGGTTTCTTAATTCTAAACTCTGAAGGTAGGAAACGTGCTGAACGATATCCATCAACAACAACAATACCATCACTTACTTTTAAAAGTAAATGTGTATTTTCAGAATCTGCTTCAAATGACATTCTATATGGTTTTACCTCATAATCACCTGAATTTTCATATATTCGTTTTGCAACAACATCCCGTGGAATATTATATTGTTGTGTGAATCCAGCAGGCACTGCAGCAAATATGGCACCATCTTTTATTGTTGCAACATGAATAAAGTTTTCATTTGCGCCTAATGATGCTCTATCCGTAAGGTAAAGTTGTATTCTATATCGGTGTGCGCCTGGAGCAGTAAGATTTGGATTTGATGTTGAGTTGTCATAAAGTGTTACATCATCATTTTCACTTACAACATCCTGTGTAATCTTAAACCCAATATCACCATTTGGTGCATCACTATACTTTGAAACAATATACGCTTGTGCTTCTGTGTATACAAAGAATCCTTGTGTGAAATAAACACTTTCACCCACGGTAACACGTGAACCTCGGCCTACTGCAGGATTGATTGATGTGTTGGTAATCTGCACAATTCGGCCAGAACCTAAACCTTCACCAGGCGTAAATCTAGGAGTTGATGCCCCAGCACTTACAGAGCTAGTGTTTACATACCGAATATAGTATGTTACCGGATCACCACTGGCTGCAGCAACAATTTCCAGGATCTCTGCACGTAGTCCTGATGTGGCACCTGTAATCACATCACCAACATTTGCAGAGGTTGATGTGGATGTTGTGTCAAGTTTTACAAATTCATATGCAGTATCAAGGGCAAAACCACCAGCCTTTACAACAGCACCTTCCTTGAATACATTATTACCAAATCTTTCAATTTGTTTATTGATGATTGTTTGCATCTGTGTAAGTTCACGAGACTGCAATACCTTACCACCGTTAAACAGGATACGATAAAATCCAGCACTGTCACTGTAATCATCTCTATACTGTGTAGCAAATAGGGTGTCTGTATAAGTAGTAGCCATAATTCAACCTTTAAAATTGAAGAATAATTTTGATATCTTCGGCCTGTGTCAAGGACCTTGATACAGGAGCTCTATTATCTATATAAAGAATATCCCCTGTAAGAGTATCAACATTTGGATAAACAACAGCCGAGTCAATCACACCGTTGCCTGTACCATTTTGTTCATCTATAATTTCCCCATCATTGAATGATAAGAATCCAGTATCATCACTCTGATGATAGTATATTTCATTTGAGTCAATATCATCAACGTATGCAACTGCACCGGATGATTGACCTTCAATAAGTTTATCTTTCGTAAATGATGTAACAATACTTGACAGTTTCATCTTCTTTAACAGATTTGCAGTTGTGCCAGTAAACCTTGCACCTGCTCTGTTTAATGGATTTTTATAGAGACCTACCTGTCTGAAATCTTGTTGGACGATAAAGTCACTGTCATCACCTTCCAGCATCGTGTGGAACATAATTGACGCAGTTTTAAGATCAACACGCGCATCAGCTCCAACACCTGAATCACTGAAGGCCAACACTGCACGTGCAGTAGCTCCTGCACCACCACCACCGGTGAATGAAACATTTGCAGTTGTATATCCACTACCGTGTGCAATTGTATTTAATGCAGCGCCATCCATACGAACACGTGCAACCTGGCCAGTGGCAGAATCAATCACTGCCGTTGCGCTTGCACCAGAACCGGTTGGGCTTGTGATTACAACTGAAGGTGCTGCTGTGTAACCAGAACCACCAGCAGTAATGATAATTGAAAGGATTTCACCTGGAGTTGCACTATCCTGAATTTCTTTTTGTTTTAATTCAATACCAGTTGAGTTTGAATCGGTACCACCTTGTTTTTGTACAGGCATAAAGTTCGATGACTGAAACTGGTCTTGTCTTTGTGCACTGATGGTGTATAAGAATTTCCATACATAACCATCGGCAAGTCTAAATGAATCATTGTTTGATGATGTTGGTTCAATTGTTGATGGCTGTGCAACACCAAATCTGTCACGCCCTGTTTCCAGACAAACATAAACCTGATTGTTATCTGTTTTCACATAGTAAGGCTGTGTTGGATAACCTTGAACAGTATCATCATATTGTGAATAAATTGTACCTTGTGACCAGTTATTACGAGGAACAACAAGTGATGTTCCTGCCACCCTTTTCATTGCCTGCATACCATTCCGGAAATCTGCAATTTCATCTGGATTGTTAACAGGTGTAGGTACTGTTTCAAAGGAATCCCACTGTTCTGATTTTGAGATTGCTACATAATAATTTTCAGTGTTATTCTGAAACTGTTCAAAAAAGTCTCTGGCAATCTGTCGTCTGAGAGTGTCTGTAATAACTGCTGGCATTTTCTATATCCTATTAAGTACTAATTTGTGTGCCAAGTGCGATACGTTTATAGAATCCGGCATCACTATCATAAACGGCAAGACACGGATTACCTGAGGCACCGTTTGTAACAAATATAAGTTTACCGTGTGACCCGGCCGGTACAGATGAAACTGTATAGTTGTTTAGATCAACCTCAGTTGCTCTGGCCTTCACATAATCGGAATCAACAGTAGATGAAATATCGTCTGCATCAATTAAAGATCTTTTAATTGAGAACCATCCATCACTGTCATATAAGTTGAATCTATTTGAATCTGTATTGTAAGCTATTGAACCAAGTTTAAATTCACTACGGCCTGCAACAGTAGATCTTTGAGCTGTGGTAATATCCGGAACAGAAATTGCACCACCTGAACCAAAAGGGTCCTTAAAGTTTGAAAGCCCTTGGTTGGTTACCAATTCTGTTGTTACAACACCATCCACTGTTGCAAATTGAACTGTATTACCCTCAATTTTCATTGAGTTTGCTTGTGTCCCATAGCCTCCAGCACGGGTACCTGTTGCTATATTTGCATAGGTGTTTACAAAGAACCCGTTACCAGAATCAACTGACATATTATTAGGTCCAGTGGCAAGCTCTTGTGAGAATACAAATGATGATCCATTATTACTTATTGTTTGACCACCGAGATGGATTGTTTTACCACTTAACCATAGGTCTTTCCACTGATAATTTGAATCACCAAGGTCATATGCACTATCAACGGATGGAACAATGTTACCTGCATGTGCAGTAAGGTCAGGAGCATCAACTCTGAGATTAACATATGCAGAATCAATAAGTTGTATCACCTCAGCAGAATCAACAGAATTTGCCTGGATCAATATCAATGTGCCGGCAGAGTCAAATGCTGTCCCGGTCAACAATGAGATATAGGCAGAATCAATTTCTTCTTTGATATTTGTTATCAAAGCAACAGTACCAGATTCATCTGGTAGTTTAATTGTTCTATCGGCTGTTGGATTAATTACCCCAAAAAATGTTTGGAATGCATCATCAGGGCTGTCGCCCTCAAATAATATACCGCGGTCAATGAAACCAATTCCATCAACACCACCACCAGAACCACCTACTTGAACTTGCAGCGAGGCTACATCCGAGTAGAGTTCTTGGAAATTGTTGTTAATTTTGGTACCACCGGTACGAAGATCATCTCCGGTACCATCATTACCAGTGGTTCCAATATCTATAATTTCTCTAGCCATCTTTTAACCTATAAACCATTTTTTCTATTTATAATGGAAATTTTATTTTCTAAAGTAAACACGCGCACTAAAGTTATCTAGTGTTGATGAGAACCTAATTGCAGATGCATTTGCTGAATCAGCATAGTCATCAAACGATTGATAGAATCCAGCCCATTCGTATACATTGTCATAATACTGTTCAACCTGAGCAATTGTAAGATTCTGGAAGTCTTGAATGTTTCTGTATACACTGTAACGATCTCTGGTTCTGAACAGTGCATGGTTACCACCAAGTTTGGACATATATCCTGGTGTGACATATCCACCGGCAACATATGGGATTGCATTTGGATTAATTTGATCACTGTCACGGCCGTCAAACAGAGGAGCATATATTGCAGGAGCAATACCAAGGGCACCAACAACCTCACCCTCAGCAGAAGGTGTATATGTTGCAACCTCATATACGTTTGTGATATTGGCTCTTGGATCAGCAATTGATTCTGCTGTTCCTATCTGTACTTGACCTTTACCTTCAATAACAACAGCAGCTGCAAGATAGAAACCTGATGGATGGACATATTTTCTATAAAGAGATTCCCAATCACTTAAAGGTATTGCAACCTTAAGCAAGATTGAAAACACTTGCCAGAGTCTACCATTTTGCAATTTATATGCATACTGTGGTCCAAGTGGTGATGAACCTATAGTGAATAGCTGTTGTTTAGGATAGATTATCTCAACATCT